AGAATATATAAAAAAGGTGATGTATTAGCTAGACACAAAGATAGATATTCTTGTGAAATATCTACTACTTTAAATTTAGGTGGTGATGACTGGCCAATATATTTAGATCCAACTGGTAACAAAGGACAAGCTGGTGTTAAAGTAAAACTTAATCCAGGTGATATGTTAATATATTCTGGATGTGATTTAGAACATTGGAGAGAAGAATTTACAGGTAAAGATTGTGGTCAAGTATTTTTACACTACAACAAAAGAGGCTCTAAAATGGCAAAAGAAAACGCTTTAGATAAAAGACCTATGATAGGTTTACCTGCATGGTTTAAAGGTGCAAAGTTGACTAATTCTACAAAATAGTCTATACAATAGACTGGTGGGGGGAGACACCACCACAACACCCTCCCCCTGCTTTTAATCTGTTCAATAACTAATAAATTTGCTATAGTGGTTTACTATGCTACAGAAATTAGGGTTTTTACCAGGATTTAACAAACAAGTTACAGAAACCGGGGCTGAGGGCCAATGGTTTGATGGTGACAATGTTAGGTTTAGATATGGTTCACCAGAGAAAATAGGTGGATGGCAACAGTTGGGAGAGAACAAATTAACTGGTGCAGGTAGAGCAATTCATCACTTTGACGATAACGCAGGTATTAAATACGCTGCAATAGGTACAAATAGAATTTTATATGCTTATTCTGGAGGAATATTTTATGATATTCATCCTATTAGAGCAACAATTACAGGAGCTAATTTTACCAGCACCTCATCATCAAAAACTGTCACTGTTACTTTAGGGTCGCCACATGCATTAAATGACAATGATATTGTTTTATTTGATAGTGTAACAGGATTAACTGGTTCAACATTTACCAACGCTACCTTTGAAGATGAAAAATTCATGGTGACATCAGTGCCATCTACCACAACATTTACTATAACTATGGATACAGCAGAGTCTGGCACACCGTTGAGTTCTGCTGGGTCAGCATCTGTTTTATTATATTATACAGTAGGGCCATCGCAACAATTAGGTGGTTTTGGTTGGGGCACAGGTTTATGGTCTGGTACATCTCCAGGTGCTGCCACTACAACTTTAGCTTCTACAATTAATGATACGGTAACAGATATACCTTTAACTAACTCTGCAGCATTTCCATCTGCAGGAGAAATTAGAATAGGATCTGAGGATATAAGTTTTACGGCTAATAATACTACAACAAATATTTTAAGTGGTGGTGCTAGAGAAGTTAACGGTACTACAAAATCAGGACATAGTGCAGGAGCAACAGTTACAGATATTTCTAAATTTGTTGCTTGGGGTGATCCATCATCTTCTGACTTTACGATTGATCCAGGTTTATGGATATTAGATAACTTTGGAACAAAATTAATAGCTTTGATATATAATGGTCAATGTTTTGAATGGGACGCTGCAGCACCTAATGCTACAGGGGTCAGGGCAACACTTATTGCAAATGCACCGACTAAATCTAGACATGTGTTAGTATCCACTCCGGATAGACACTTAGTGTTTTTTGGAACTGAAACCACAGTTGGAGATCCATTAACACAAGACGATATGTTTATAAGGTTCTCAGACCAAGAAAATATTTCTGGAAGCAATGCGTACACAGTTACCGCGACTAATACGGCCGGTACACAAAGACTTGCAGATGGTTCTGAAATTATGGGAGCTATTAGAGGTAGGGATGCTATTTACGTTTGGACCGATACAGCGTTGTTTCTTATGAAATTTGTGGGTCAACCATTTACTTTCTCATTTGAACAGGTGGGTACAAACTGTGGGTTGTTTGGAAAGAATGCTTGTATAGAGGTTGATGGCACAGCTTACTGGATGTCAGAAAACGGATTTTTTCAATATGATGGTCAATTAAGATCTATGCCATGTTTAGTAGAGGACCATGTCTATGATGATATAAACGCTACGTCTAGAGATCTTATTAATGCAGGTTTAAATAATTTATTTGGTGAAGTAAGTTGGTTTTATTGCACAGAATCCTCTGATCAAATTGATAGAGTGGTTACGTATAATTACCTTGATTCAACAAAACAACGTCCTATTTGGACCACTGGCACGTTACCGAGAGCAGCATGGCAAGACTCCGCTGTTTTTGATAGACCACACGCAACCTTTTATGATCCTAGCAGTAACGCCTCGTACGATGTTACTGGTAATACGGACGGTTGTACTATATACTATCAGCAGGAAACAGGGACCGATCAAATTAATGCTGGTGGAGTTGTTACGGCTGTGCTAGCAAATATTGTTTCTGGAGATTTTGATATTACCAGAAGAATGGTTAGAGGTCAGACTGTTGGAACACCAGATCTTAGAGGAGACGGAGAGTTTATAATGAGAATAAGTAGATTTATACCAGATTTTATTTCACAAACAGGAGACACTCAAATTAGTTTTCAAACTAGAGATTTTCCAAATAGTTCACCAACCACTACAAGTTTTACGTCTAGTCCATCTACAACCAAAGTAGATACAAGGTTAAGGGCTAGGTCCATAGCTTTAAAAGTTGCAAATACATCTACAAGTCAAGATTGGAAACTTGGAACATTTAGATTAGATGTGCACCCAGGAGGAAGAAGATAATGGCATTAACAGATCAACAAATAAGAGATCTAGGAATATTATATTTACCTCTACAACAATATTTAAAAAATCCTTTTACACAACAGTTTGAAAACGAAGAAGCAGAAGAGGCCGCTGCTCTTCCAGTAAACCTTACAAGTTCTAATGTAGGTAGTGGTGGTGGAGGGATATCTGCTTTTGATGAGCTTGCTCCAACTTTTTTAACTGAACGAAGACCAGCACCTACAACGGACTTTAACGTTAATCCTGCAGCATTTTTAACAGGTAAAGGTAGAACAGATCCTATGGGTAGTGACATGGATTATTTTTTAAATTTACCACCAGAACAAAGATTTAGTTTTGGTTTTAGAGATTTTAATATACCTGGATCTTCTAACTATCAGCCACCAGATCAATTTTTTGAAGAACCTGGTTTAATAAATAAAGGTATCGGAATATTTAAAGATTTATTTAAACCAAGACGATTCAGAGGAGAGCTAGGCAATAGATTATTAGCACAATATAACATGACAAGTAGAATGCCCTCTTTTTTTGCAGGACTTGCTAATTTTAGAAGTCCTTTTAATCCAAAATCTCCAACATATAATCCTGATCTTGTAGGACAATTAAATTATTTAGAGGGCCAGGATGGTTTAATAGGTCAATCGTCTGTTGGTTTAAAATACGGACCTGAGTCTGTCCTATTTGGTAAAAATGTAATATCAGGTTTTGGCACAAATGATTATGAAGAAGCGTTAGAAAAATATATTGAGGCAGCAAAATTAAAACTTCGAAGAACTACAAATGAAGATACAAGAGCAAAAATACAAAAGAGAATAGATAAAGGTCAAACAGAATTAGATACGTATCTTGATAAATCAGGAGTTCAAAAAGAAAGAGATGATAAAAGACGAGATACTATAACAAAAGAAAAAACAAGAAGAGAACAAAAAGGTGAATCAACTAGAGCAGGTGCTGAGGATACTGCTACAGGTGGTTTCGGTGGTGGTAAAGATATGGGGGGATCAACTCCAGGAACATCTGATCAAGGCTTTACTGATTCAGGAAAGTTTGCAGGTTTAAAAAAAGGAGGACTAGCAGGTATATTATATGGCTAAAATTGTACAATCATTAACAAGAGCAGAAGATGAATATAGCAGAGAAAATTTACAATCGTTAGTTAGAGATCTTGACGGTGTAATAACAAAACTTAATTCCTCTTTTCAGGAAGAAGTAAAACAAGAGATAGAAGCTAAAAGTTTTTTCTTAGATGCATAATGGCAACAGTAAATCAATATAAATTTTATGGTAAAACTACTACAGCTGCAGAATCTGTAGACATGTTAGAGCCAGGTGTAAATGAAACTATAATTGTAAGATCTTTAAGAGTTACTAACAAATCTGGATCTAATACACCAACAGTTACAATTAAAAATAACAACTTTGAGATTGTTAATACCCAACAACTTGCAACAGCCACTAGTGTGGAAATACTTAGCCTACCTTTAATAGTAGAGGGAGGCACTAAATTATCTTACACATCAGCCGGCACAGTGTCTGATGGAGTGGTATTTGGTATTAGCTATCTCAACATATTAAAGGAGAGAACAGACTAATGAAAGTATTAAAGGCGGAAGTAGAGGAGACTTATAGACACAAAGAAACAGGTGAGGTTTTTAAAGAAAAAAAGGACTGGTTGGCTAAAGGTTATAAGCCAGAGGACATGGCTCAGGACGTTAAGGTAATCATGCCTCCTCTTGATTTGTTCGCTAAAACAAAGTAAAACGATAAATTAAGGTAAAAATATGGCTATATCTAGAATGCAAGAACCCCGACAGTTATATGGATTAGGTAGTTTCGTTAGAAAAATAACGAGGCCTGTCAAAAAAGCTGTTAAAGGTATAGGAAAAATAGCCAAAAGTCCTTTAGGAAAAGCCGCATTGTTAGCTGCTGCAGGGACTTATGGATTAGGAGCTTTAGGATCTGGGAGCTTTAACCCATTAACATCAGGATTTTTTAGTAGAGCTAATTTAGGAAAAGGCTTATCAACATTTTTTAGTACAGGAAACCCATTATTATTCAAAGGTGGTAAATTTAATTTAGGTAGAGCTGGTCTTACAGCTAGTGCACTTGGCGCTGCATTACCGTTTTTAGCACCAGGACTATTAGCACCTAAAGAAGAAGAGATAGAAGAAACAGATATTGTAAATACACCAGAAACTATAGCTTTGTTAAATCAAAGAGCTAGGGACTTTTATAATTATGGTGATGAAAATTTACTATTCATGCCTCAACAACAATATGTCATGAGAAATTTTTATGCTGCAGATGGCGGCATAGCTGATTTAAGACCCGGATACAGAGTCGGTGGTGCATCAGGTAGAGAGTATGATCAACAAGGATCAAACACAACATCTGTAGGTGGAGGAAAAGATGCATCTCAAAGTGATTTCAGTCCACCAACGAGTGATGATGATGACAGACCATCAAGAAATTTTAGAGATGATATAAATAAATTAGGTACTGCAGTTGGAGATTTTAATTTAATGGAAAACATAATTAACTTTAACCCTAAAGGGATTGGAA